AAAAGCCGCTTTTCTAAGGGGGTTAGAGATGTCAAAACGCTCAAAAGTGGCATTTAGGGCATCTACCCACTCTTCACCAATGTGAAGTTGTCTGAGTTGTTCAGCGTTTATCATTTAACAAATTCCTAATGTCATTGTAAGAATCTACACAAGCATTCAATGCAATAGTGTTTTTATCCCCTTGAGCTACTATTTCTGCGATGGCTTCGATGGTTGCTCTTTCGGCATCAGAAGCTGTGTCAGTCTGTCTGTCAGGTTCACTGGTTGCTTTTGTATCTGTGGAGGCAATGGAGGCACTTGTGGGGGCTTGTACGTAACTGGTGGGGCAGAGGCGCAACTTGCCAGCACGATTGGCAACAGCAAGGGCAGAAGTCTTTTGATTGATAGCATTGGTAGCCTCCAATAATTTAGTAGCGTTTTGGTTGATTTGTTCGTTCAGTTGTTGCTCTGTTTTACGAGATTCTTCATTCTTTTTGGCAATGGCAATCTTCATGTCGCCATCACGTTCTAGCCACCCATAATGGTGTCCTACCCTGTAACTGCCAAACAAGGAAATAAGAACACCCACGATCAACCAAGGTAAGGGGATTGGGAACATTATTCAGCCTCTTTTCTTGCTTGAGCCAACTCTTCACGCTCTTGGTCATCTTCTAAGTGGTCGGGAGGGGTAGTTGGAGGAGGGCCAGGTGTCCAAGATTCATCCAACTCAGGGTTCTTCCAAACAGGCATAGCACCAAATGGTTGACTAGGCAAACCATACGCAGATTGCGGAGGGGCATAGGAAGCGTTAAAACCGCCCTGAGAGCCTTGATAGCCCATTGGTTGACACATTGGCTGTTGGGGTGGTTGTTGCCTAGAAGTCATAGCCCGTTTACCAATAACACCACCGATACCGCCAACGATCAAAAGAACAATGTCGTTTAGCATCTTGGTATAGGCTTGGTCAATCGGGGCCATGCTTTTGATTGGCTGAGTGACAAAAGTCACCGAGTAGAGCAAAGCACCAACAATAAACGTGAGGATAAGTGTGACTGAAATCACAACAAACCCCCAAATCCTTACCTCAATCTCTTCAGTTGTTAGGTTTAACTTCGTCAATCTTTTTCTCCAAAATTGGTGCTACTAAATACTCAGGGCAAGTCTGAGTGAATTGGCATCTAGGTTTCTGGCAAGGTTCAGCATGGAAATTGTCTGGGTTTTGGCAAAAATAGCGATATTTCTCATCTAAGCATCCAGACAAAAGCAACCCAACAATAGCAATAAAAATAGTGTTTTTCATTGTCTTATGTGGTGTGTAAAAAGTGCATCTTCAGCCGCTTGCCTTGCCATAATTGCCTCCTGCATTGTTGCGTAATAACCAAGATGCTTCTGTTTGTAATTGTTAGTTATACAAGCAGACCAAGGTTTTGACTTCAATCTAGTTTCATATCTAACACCACGAAAACCTGATGTATTTTTAGTTGTCGTAAACATGTTTTCACTATTCTGTTTCTGAGTAGCCAATCTCAAATTAACTGGTCTATTGTCTTCTTTATTTCTATTTATATGGTCAATTTGAAGCAATGGAATTGCACCATAAACATATAGCCACATCAACCTATGTGCGTAGTAATCTTTTTGATCTAATCGTATACAAATATATCCAATTCTTTGTTTTGAACCTGCTTGCTGACCTTTTTGCGCTTTACCACCCATTGTGTTTTTCCAAGTAAAGATTCCTTTCTCAGTATCCACCTCTAGCAACTCGCACAAACGCTCACGTGATAAACTAATTTCAGCCATTTGATGTCCTTTCATCATTTAGGTTAGAGATGCCAAGTAGTTACCGCCACTTGGCATTTCGCATTTTACTCTTGCCAAATAAATTAGCAAGTAAGTACTTCATTTACCAAGACCAACCTTTCCAAGTAGAAGATTGACAATTCTGTCAGACAGATCATCAGGTAAGAACTTCAGAAAACCCAAGAAATACAAAGCCACTAATCCGTAAACGAATATCTTGAGGCACAAGTCAAAGGTCTTTTGATACTCATTCACCGACCACACCTTCTTGTTGCTTCACAGAATGTCATCAACTCATTGACACCAACAAAGACTAGAAACAAAACAAAGCAAATTCCACCTATTGCCAAACCAATCTCTAGTTGTTCTTGCTCTTTCTCTTTGGCTGCTTTCTCTGCTTTCTTTAATGCACTGATCTCTTTGGCGTCTGCCAAGTCCATCTCTGCTTGACGGGCTTTAATCTTGTTCCAAACATCAATCTTGCCTGTCTGCATGAAGAGCATCTTTAACTCTTCCTCAAACGCTCTAGCCTGTTCTAAAGCCATCTCAATCTGGAGAGCCGTACCCATGTTTGAGCCTTTGCCAGACTGTTTAGCCTGAAGCATTGCTTTGGTAGCCACAGACTTAGCGTCAAATAGCTTACCAATCATGGGCGCAAGTGAGCCTAGGTCATTGGCAACATTAGCTGCCTTCTTGACCATCGAAATAGCTGACTGTATGCCAGCTAGAGCCGTTATCGGATCAATCACTTCTTTCTCTCCCACTTGAGACAGACTACTCTGCGATTGTAAACATCGCCAGTCCAAGTCCATTTAATACATCGGTACTCTATGGTTGCCGCCAAGAGAAAGGCGATCACGGAAATGCCCAAACAATAATATAACTACAGAAAATTACAAAACAAAGAAGAAGGGCTGCTACTGAGATAGCGAACAGCCCGTCTTTCATTGTCAATACGACAAAGGTATTTTTGCCCTTGCCGCCTCCATTAACAAAGAATTTAAGCTACGAACTGCACGACCTGTTCCTTCTTCATCGCCCTTCTCTTGTGCAGCCATTGATCTACCCATTTCAGTTTTTAATTCGGCATTAAAAATTGCTTGACGTTGTTGGTCAATAGTTGTTGTTGGTTGCGGAGGTTGTGCAGTTAATTCAGGTGGCAATTCAATGTTTTGCTCAGAAGGCATGGCTGAAATTTCTGGTGGCAATTCAATATCGAAAGGCATTTCAGTAGCTTCTTGCACAGTTTGCTCTGTCGGAGCAGAAACAACACCACCAGTAACTAAAGGACGCAAATCATCAAGTGATGTAGCTGACAACATCATTGCACGACCCGCTTTTGTATCAAATACTGAACGAGAAAGAGCCTCTATAGCCCTGTTGACAGGAACTGCCGCAATAGCCGCACCTGGCGCACCACCTACAGCCGCACCAACACCAACACGCAGACCTTGTGTCATAGCCTCATCTAGTCCAGAGCCAGCCGCTTGACGGGTCATGGAACTTGTTAAGAAGCTATATTTATTCAGCAATGTATTAAGGTTTTCGTCAACAAATGGTTGCAAGTTTGTTTTTCTTGACTGCAAAAACGTAGAGAACTTAATTGGATCAAATGCGCCAGTACCAACATCGGTTGCTTCTTTTCGAGCAGTATCAAATGTAGCCGCAGCAACATCTTGCTTAATATCTGCTGGCAGAACTTTAGCAATCATCATTGATGCTCGTTTTGCACCCTCTTGACCAGTAGATTCAGCAGAGACAATTCTGTTTACTAACTTAGAAATATCAGTTTTAAGTTCTCCAGAATTAGGGTCTTTAATCATCGTCATCGCCAAATCAGCATCACGCAAAGGAATTACATTTCCTCTCCAATATTGTCTAGCAGTTGAAAAAGCATCAGATACTGCTTGATTTTGAGTCAAAGACTGACCCCAATTTTCAATATCCCGATCCATTGCATCCAAGACTTCGTTTAAACGAGTTGTTTCTTTTGCACCAAATTTATTCTGTGCTTTTGCAACTTGCAAGGCATCAGTTAAGCCTTCTCTTGCTTTGCGGATGTCATTGAAAGTAAAGTCTGTCGGGCCTTTAATTTCAGGAATAAATGGCCTTCCACTCTCACTGACAATCAATCCAGCCTCTTGCTTAACTTCTTCTTTACCAAGTTTTGAACCAAAAGACGATAATTTAGCTTCCAAACTAGGACGCTCAAGAACTTTAAATAAGTCGCCATATTCTGAAATAACATTGTTAACAGCCGCTTCAGTCTCGGTTGGTCGAATCTTTGAAAGCTCGTTCTGAGTAGCTAAAGTATCTAATTTTGAATATAAACGATTGCCTTCTTTTGTGGCACTTGTATAGTTTGTTGCAACAGCTTTGGCAATATTCTCACCCGCTTTGCCAGAATACTCAGCACCACCAGTGATTGCTTTTTCTACAGTACCACCAGCCTTTTGAAGTTCTTTTGCATTTTGTTTAAGACGATCTGCAACACCACCAGCTCTCAATCTATTCATTGCTTCAGCCGCACGAGTAGCATCATCACCAGTAAAATCACCAAGTAGTTTTGGACTAATTCCAAGCGATGCAGAAGCATCTTTTACTGCTTGAATGTTGCTCTTAAAGTCAAAGTTAGTGACTTTCTCTATTGGACGGCTAATAGCACCAACAACAGCAGTAGCACCACCACTCATCAAGCCACCTTTTAAAGCCGCTTCTTGACGACTTTCTCCCTCTTTAACTGGCTTTGTAATGCCTTCCCAAAGACCGCCAAACAAACCTTGCTTTAATATTTGAGCAACTTTTCCACCAACACCAAACCAACCCAAAGTAGAGGCGGGAGCAGCAATGATTAGTTCTCCAACAATCTCACCTGCAGCACCAATTACTTTATTGTCATAAGACAAACGATCTGATTGTTTGGCAAGTTGTGCATTAAATTTATCAAGTGTTTCCTGTTTTGTTAAACCAGTCATAGTGCCGAGTTCAAGCACCGATTGCATGATTCCTTCAGCAAGCTCATTAGCTTTATTAACTTTACCTTTTTCAAAGTCAGTCAGGTACTTCTTTTGCAGTTTATCTGCATCAGTCTTATTCTTCCACTGGTCAAACAATCCCATGACTTAACTCCTTAAAGTTTGCCAGCATTACGCAAGGCTTGTTCGGCTTGTGCCCGAGTAATAGTCCTATTAAATTGATTTTTTTGATATTCAATAGTGCTGTTAATCATCTGCTCTTTAGTCATTTTGCCTGTTGTAGCTACAGGTTTTGCGGCTGATGGCGTTGTTTGTTTCGTTGGAGTAGCCACTGCTGGCGTTTCTTGTGCAGTAGCTTCAGAACTAGGTTCTGCTGCTTTTCCTTGAGCCTGTAAAGATGTTCTTTTTGCTAAAAGTTCTCTCTCAAGTTTCTTCTCGGCTCTTTGTAAACCCTCAATTGCTCCAATCATCCTAGCTTGACTTAAAAATGTTGTTGTACTTGCAATTTGATCTTTTGCACGTTCAGCATCACCCTCTGTTTGAGTGCCTTTTGCCATCAAAAGAAGTGTGTTTACCCTCTCAGTCAAAGCTCGTTTAATTTCATCTTTTTTAACTTGACCACCTTGCTCTTTAAAACCAAAAGCTGGAAGTACTGTTGCTCCAAGTAGGTCTAATGTATTTGAAGTTGCATTAAATTTAACTTCTTCAGTTTTAAGAGATTGCAAAAATGATTGCAACTCAGGAGCAGAATTTTCTAATTTAGCTAAACTCGCTTGAATATCGCCAATTTCTTTTTGTGAACCCGCAGGTATATTTCCAGCAGTTGCTTGTTGAACAGTTGGCTTTGGAACTGTTGTAGCACCACCTTCAGTAGTAGCACCCATCTCTTTATATGCCAATGGGAACGCTTTGGATGGATCAGTAGCCGCTTGAGTAATCATCTGACCGCTTGCTTGGTCAAGATAACTGCGAGGCTTTGATAACATCTGTCCTGAAATATTAGCATTAGCCAATTCTGCAAGAGTGGGCTTCTCGCCTTTCTGCAATTTAGTCTCAACAATTCTTAATGCTTGAATATAACGCTCATCACCAGTAAGTTTTTCTGGTTGTAATGCTTTAAGAGTTTGCGCTTGGTTAAGTGCAATTTTTGACTGTGATTCAGCTAATGATTTAGCTTTTTCAATCAATCCTACAGCAAACTCACCATCTCCAAGACCTGCGGCTTGTTTCGCTACAGCAACAAAAGACTCTGGATTATTTACGTCAAGTTGCTGAAGTAATTGATTACGCTGAGACATTTTCTTCATTTGTGGGTCTTCTACACCCAAAGCACCCGCAATAGCACCAGTAAGCCCTCTAGCACCCGCATAGGTCATTGCCGCACCCGCTTCGCCAGGGGTCAGTTTGGCAAAATCAATACCCTCACGCAAAGCACTTCTGCGTTGTTGTTCACCATACATTTCAGGGGTCAGCCCAAACAGACCCGCTACGATATTTTCTGCCATGATGATTCCTTACAAATATAAACCAAGGTCTTGGCTACCATAATAGTTACCAGTACCAAATGTGGTTGGTAATGCACTCATAGCCGTTGTTGCTGGAACACCACCAAACAATCCACCTACTACTTGACCAAACAAAGGATTAGCCGCTGCTCCAGACAATGCAGAAGCGTATGGGTTTCTAGTGGCATCTGCACCAGTTGCCAAGGCTACGCTTTGACCCGCACCCTGTAAGCCTAAACGACCTACATTGAACCCTGCTGAAGACGTTTCTTTTCCAAGACCAACACCCAATTGGAAAGGTTGCTGACCTGCTGCTTCCAAGGCTTGCATCTGTCCAAAAGCACTTGTAAATGGTGCATAAGCGGCTTGTTGACCACCATAGTATTGACCCATAGTCTGTGCGCCTGTACCAAGCAATCCCGCACCAAACTGGACTTGTTGTTGACCAAACTGTTGAGCATTAGCCGCCAATTGAGCTTCTTGTTGCGCTCTAGCGTTATACAAAGCCTGTAGTTCTGGAGTAGTAGCACCCAAAGTACCACCTTGAGCCACTGATAGACCGCCACGACCTTGTTGTTGGAGTCTGTTTTGCAGATTAGCAAGTTCAGTCTCTCTGCCTGGTTGCAACAAAGCCATCTGCTGATTGAGATAGTTCTGAGCAACTTCTTGAGGATTCTGTGCCAAGTATTGATTACCCAAACCAAATAGACGTTGTGCGCCTGTTTGAAGAGGAGCAAACTGTTGTTGAGCTTGTTCTGCTTGTGTTAAACCTGCACCCGCTAAAGTAAGGAAGCGATCTTGAGCATTCTTAGCTTCAGGGCTTAGTGTGTATCCTGCGCTAGTGAGTTGACCTGTTACTGGATCGACTTGGAATTGTGAAGTACCAAAGCGAGTGGTCATTCCGATAGGTCTAAACTGAGCCGCTTGTTTAGCAGCAGCAGTCTCAGCATCAATCATTGCTTGCGCTCTTTGAGCCGCTTCACGAGATGTCTGTTGTTGGAGAAGACCTGCACCAGTAGTAGCCCCTTGCTGAACTATATTACCAATGTTTGTAGGAGTTAAAAGATTTCTAACTGCTGTTGGAATCAATGATGTAGCCGCTGAAGTAACTATCGGAGGAATTACTGCAGGAGGAATTATAGGAGGCAATCCAGTTGTAGGAACTACTGAAGGAAGTGTCGTTGGAGGAACAACAGGTGGGACTACAGGAGGTACTACTGTTGGAGTAACCACAGGAGGTGTAACTACAGAAGGTGTTAGCAATCCAGTTGTAGTTAATGCCGATTGTGCAGCCGCATCTGCCGCTAATTTAGCCGCCACAGACTCAGCAGTAATACCACCTGCTGCACCAGTAAGAACACCACTACCGCCTGTTAAGTTGGTTAATGTAGGTACAGTCGCACCAGTAGTCAAAGCACCCGCAAGGCTTGTAGCACCCGCAGTACCGCCAGCACCGCCTAATGCAAGATCATAAGCAGCCAACTCAGCCGCAGTTAAACCAGTAGTACCAACAGTAGCCGCAGTTCCCGCACCACCTGCCGCACCACTTAATAAACCATCAAAGCCACCTAAACCATAAATTGCACCCGCAACTGCCGCTAGTTTAAGAACATCATTCTTTAAAGTGCTAGAAGATGCACCTTGTGTGTAAAAAATAGGCTTACCAGATTCATCAAAGTTAACACCAAAACCAGTATTACCTTTTCCTTCGTATGATCCAGACCAAAGGTTTCCACCAGTTCTTTCACCATAACCAGAGACTAATTTCTCGCCTGTCATAGCGTTAACAATGCCAGTATCAGCTTTGGTGATCTGTTCAATGTTGGTAACACCACTCTTAGCCAAATCACTTGCCATATACAAGGCGGCAGTTTCAGGAGGTAATCCACCTGTCCATGCCTCAGTTGTACCTTGTGCAAGAATCTGACTTGCTAATTTGTTGATGTTTTCAGCAGTTTCAGTGTTGGGTGCAGCCGCAATATATCTCTCTTTAACGGCTTCAACGGGTAAGTTAACTGCGGCAGCCATCATTGCGGGCGTGACACTGAATTCTTGCATAGCCGCAGCAATTTGGGCATCCGACATATTCGGATTAGCAAGAAGAAAATCTACAATTTGTTGACTGGTCACTGCCATGATGTTTACTCCGCTTCTTTAGGAACTTGCGCTTCAGCCTGTTCTTTTATTTTAAGAATCAGAGGCCACACGCCACTAGACGATGGGAGGTTTCCCAATGTCTGCAATACAAAGTTAATCTCGTTAACGTCTAACTCTAATTTCATGCTTGACCCCAAGGTGTGCCAGTAGCAGTTACAGGGTTCTTTTGCAAAGCAATATTAGCCGCCAGAGCATCTTCTGTGGCTTGTTTGTCAACTGTTTCCCACACCCAATTCAATACTTCTGCTTCTGTAACTGAAGCATAAGGGATTGTGGGTGTTCCTGCTTGCCAAGATGCAGTGGAGTAGATAGAAGCCGTGTAGTCTCCATCAACCGCAGTTGCAGTCCAGTGGGCTGTAGAAATGAAACCATCTGCGGTGAGATAGTCGGTCTGGGTTATCTTCCAAGTAATCATGGCGTTGTGCTTTCTTGAGCCGCTTGATAAGCCGCAATGCACTCAGCAGTCCAGACTGTATTGCAGATAGCAACGACATTAGCGGGAACGCCTGTCAGGTCTTGTGCGGGTGTCAGGCTTGAGCGGTGATAGGTTTGACTTAATTGAACGCCATCTTCCATAATGCGAGTTGCCTCACGATAGAGAATGATGCCGTTTTCGGTTACTGTAATTTGGTCAATACTAGTGGTTTTGGTAAGTGACATGATTTTTTCCTTTAAGAAGTTTGATAAACAGCCGACCATCCATAAATGGTTGCTCCGCTTAATTGAACATTTGTAGATGCCCCAGTTGTGGCATCTGCGTAAAAATATACAGTAGTTGCATTTGTAATTACAAGCGACCTGTTTGCAAAAGCGTTGCTTGCAACTAGTGCGTTAGACGCCACATCTCCAGAAAGATTTGCAAAAGGTAATCCACCAATAACTGCCGAGACAGCAGATGCTGTAGTAGGATACTCAATAGTGCTTACACTTACATAAACCAATCTTCCAATTTTTGTATATCTTGCATTGTTAAAGGTAATGCTTAAACCTGCACCACTTGCATCTGTAGGTGTCCAAGTCCCCTCCTCATAGTCATCCAAAGTATTAGCGTCTGATGATGCTGATTGACTTGCGGGGAATGTGATGCCAGCACCGCTTAATGAGGGAGTAGCATCTCCAACACTAATTGTTGTCTTTGATTGAAATCCACCAGCCGCAGGAATTCTGGCTCGTTCTGTGTTTGTTGTTTGGAATGTAATAGCACCCGCTACAGAATTAGACATAATCATGTCTGTACCTGTATGCAGAATAATTCCTTTATCTGCACCGCCTGCTGTAAATCCTACTGCCGCAGCAGAAGAACCATTGATTGTGATTAAGCCTCTACCAGATGCGTTATATACTGGTGTAGTAGTTCCAACAAGCAAATTCCCACTTGCATCCAGAGTCATCGCAGTCGTAAAGGAGATAGCGTTTCCTGCTGTGCCTGATGCGGCAATGTTCCATTGATGCGCTCCACTACCCTGACGATATTCTGTGGCAGCAGCTGTTGAAACATACTTCCATCCTGAATTGTAATAAGCATTTGAAGTAATGTTTGACTCAGAGTTACCAACAAAAATACCATAAGTGCTTTGAATGGCTGGCAGATTAGAAGCACTCGGAGTAACGCCCAAGCCTAGATTGCCTGATGTGTCGAGGGTGGCTTGCAAACTTGCGCCAGCATTTGTGGAAAATCTAATGTTTCCTGTTGTGGTAAGAATATCTAAATCGCCAGCAACATCCCCATTGATAATGGAATTTGATGTTGAAGCAATACCGATATATGCCTCTTGAGCAGTACGCCCTAAAGACAAACCAATTCGATTGCCAGAACTACCCGAAAGAAGACCAAGTGCATTAAGATTTGCTGCGCCTGTATTGACTGATATTGCGCCAGTAACACCTAAATTAGTTCCACTCCAAGTAAGCGCAGAGCCAGTAGCCAATGCACTAGAACTAGATGCGTACACCACACCGCCTGATGTGAATGATGTTAGGTTTGTACCGCCATTGGCTACAGGTAAAGTTCCTGTCACTCCAGTTGTCAATGGCAAACCAGTTAAGTTTGTAGCAGTACCGCTAGATGGAGTTCCAAGCACACCACCATTGACCAAAGGTGCGCCAGAAGAGCCTACATTGACCGCTAGAGCCGTTGCTACACCAGTTCCTAGACCTGATACACCTGTAGCAATAGGAAGACCTGTAGCGTTCGTTAAGGTTGCACTAGTAGGTGTTCCAAGGATAGGAGTCACCAAGGTAGGAGAGGTAGCAAAGACTGCTGACCCTGTTCCTGTCTCGTCTGTCAAAGCACCCAAAAGGTTAGCAGAACTAAATGAACCCAAAGAGGTAGCATTGCCAACAGAAGTAACTGCACCTGTTAAGTTAGCGTTAGTAGTGACGTTACCCGCAGTCAGACCTGAAGCAGTGCCTGTAATGTTTGTGCCTACCAAAGCTGATGGAGTGCCGAGAGCAGGAGTGACTAAGGTTGGGCTATTGGCAAACACCAAAGCACCTGATCCTGTTTCGTCAGATACGGCAGAAGCTAAGTTAGCAGATGATGGAGTACCCAAGAAAGTAGCCACTCCCGTACCTAAACCACTCACACCAGTAGAGATTGGCAGACCTGTTAAGTTAGTTGCCACGCCAGAAGCAGGTGTTCCCAATGCGGGAGTCACCAAAGTAGGACTGTTTGACAGAACAACAGAACCTGTACCAGTAGAACTAGTTACACCAGTACCACCATTCGCTACGGGCAAAGTTCCTGTAATGTCAGCAGTAGAAAGGCTTACTGCATCCCATGTTGCATTTGTGCCATCAGTCTGTAGATACTTATTTGCATTACCTGTCTGGGTAGGCAAAAGATTGTTTAAACCACCAGCCGCAGTAGAAGCACCTGTACCGCCATCAGCAACTGCTAAGTCTGTAATACCAGTGATTGAACCACCCGTGATGGCAGCAGACGCATTGTCTGTCTTAGTCGCAACAGCAGTAGCAATGTTATTGAACTCAGTATCAATCTCTGTACCTCGAACGACCTTGAGTGGATCACCAGGCGTGAGGTTATCCTTAGTGGCGAAATTAGTACTTTTTGTGTAGTTACTCATGATATTTTCCCGTTCTTAGATTGAATTTCAATCTTCTGAATTGACAGTTGAGTGCCGTTGATAGTGGTTTCGTAACCTGTTTGAACAATTTTACCCGCACCAGACGCATTTACATCTAGTGTCTTAATTAAGAGTCCACCTGAGTATTCTGCTGTGCCGTACTCAGCTAGGCCGTACTCATAGTTCTGTTGTTCAGGGATAAAAGCATTGCCTGACAAATAGTTGGCAGCAAAGTCAAAGCCCCACTTAATCGTAACAGTCTGGTTAGACCCACCAATGATGATTGTTTTGATTCGCTTCAGAATAGAAATCTGATTCTCATTACCAAGGTCTGCATGGTTAGTAAAGTAGCTCAATCGGTAAGTAGAAGTGTTATCTAAGAAACTTCCATACTTGCCAATAAAGCCACTCTTACCAATATACAGATCACCATTCCTGAGTGAGTACAGAGCTGTAGGAGTAATAGAGTCCCACTTGGTTACTCTAAAAGCACCATCTTGCAATTGCATTTTTGTATCAAAGCAGAAGACTTGACCTGTTACTGGAAGAGTCAACAAGTAAAACGCATTCTTTTCTGAGTAAACAGACTTCAGATTAGCCAGAGTCTCTACTGCCAAAGATGAAATAAGGTCAGAACGCACATTCTTGGACAAGTCTCTAAGAGGTGCAGACTTCTCTTGGATTGTCCTCATCAGAGAACGAACCCCAGAGTCTGACAAGAAGATCACATCAGTACCAATTGACTGAATAGTGTCCCTAGCAATACATCCAATAGAGCCTACTGTGTCTGACAGAACCAAGGATGCGGGAGTAGAAGCACCAGAGTAAACAAGAATCTGCCTCTTGCCAAAGATGAAAAAGAAGTCATTGTGAGCCGCTAGACCCATGATCTCATCAGCACCATTAGGCCATACCCTAGAAACATCCAATGTTCCTGAAGTACCGCCTGACCATACATGACCCGCAATCAGATCAGAGAAGGTAATAGTGACCTTATCTGTAGATGTATTAGCTACCCACAAACGACCAAATGCTGAGATAGCAATGTTTGCTTGAGGAACAGTAGCCACATAACCTGATTTCTCAGACACTCTGCGATAAGTAGTTGTACTTACTGCGGGGTCAAAGATGAGTGGATCGTGACCAGTTTGGAAGAAATAAGCTATGCCATTCAAAGATGCACATTGCCAATTAGATGCCGTGATAGTAGGAGCAGAACCACCACCGCCATAGGTCAACTCAGTCACTGCGTTAGAAGTACCAAGTTTGAATAGCTTGTTGTTTCCCGCAAACAGAACAGTCAAAGTGCCATCAGTTTGGACTAACTCATGGATTACACCCACATTGTTAGAGCCTAGATTGCCTGATGAGGCGTTAACAAGTGTGTATCCCTTGCGTGCGCCAATACGACCAAATTGGTCAATCACGCAGTTATAAGCAGTTAAAGCGAAGCCAGAAGATAAATCTAGGGGCGAGTCTTGCGTGTTCAGGCCAAAGAAGCCTGGTGCGCTAATGCTTTGACTTTGTAAAGGAGCTGCCATTAGACCGCCACAAAGTTATCTTCAGGATAACGAGTGCTTTCCAATGCAATAGCGTCAGATAGCATTCCACGGAACAAAGCGTACGCTTCATTAGAAGCAGTGCCTCCATCCTCACCACGCTCAATCAAACCACGGGCATAGGCACTTTGAGTCACCAAATAGTCCAATACTTTGACTGAAGTGCCATCAGCAGACAGATTAGCCTGTGGGATGGTCAAATCAAACTTCAGTGTGTAGACACCATTAGGGATGGGAAACAAATCAACCTTTGTGTCGCCACTGCCATCTACACCACTAAAGCAATATTCAGTAGGAACGCCTTGAACTGGTGTGCCAAAGTTCAAATTGCGGTTCATGTCTGAAACTGCAATGTTGCTCAATACAATATAGTTTGTCGTATTAAGAGCTTCAGCAATACGAAACTTCTGACCCGCACCTGTCAAAGCATAAGAACTTGTGGCAGCAGTGGTAGTAACTGTAATTGTTTGACCTAAGACATTCCAGTTATAAGAATCTTCAATCTGACGCTTGGCATCATTGACAAACTTGCCAATTAATGCGGAATAGGAGGTTTCTGAGACTGTAGAAACATTTGTCTCACGCAAACGGGTGAGAACATCATTTACAAGTTCTAAGTAGGTCATGTTCTTTGTGCTCCCTGAACCTCAAATGTTGCAATAAAACTAAAGCTACTAGCAGATTGAGTAGTAATTTGAATTCTATCGCCTTCTTCTAAAACGATATAAGCATTGCCATCAAACTGAAGGTATT